TGCATCCGAAGGCAGGCAAGCCTGTGCTGGCAGCTTTATAGAAGGGCCGATCTGCACCCCACTGACCATAAAAACTGTGCGCCACAGTAACCAAGAATTCACGCCGAAAGCAATAACAATTAGTATCAACAAAATTGAGAGAATGGTCATAAAACGCCGGGTACCTACCGAGTGATTCGCAATCATCGTCACAAACATATTGTCCTGATTCATCGCAGATTCTCCTTAAACTGTAAGCCCACATTAAATCTTTACTTTTAATCTTGTTAATCATTGTCTCCACATGGTTTGGCTCGAACCAATTATCTTCATCTAAGAATAGAATGTAATCAGCATTTACCATTAACGGCATAGCCGCATAGACTCTGTGTCCATACCAGCCGTCACCCCCTATGTTTTCAGGTAGCCTCATAAAATAAGGCATAATCGAAAAATCCGTATCTATCCCATCAGCCACAATTAAATGATCTGTTGCTATTGTCTGTGCTTTAACACTTTCAATAGCCTTTTTTACTGTATCTTTCCCAGTAGTCGGGGTGATTACCATAATGCGCTCAGACATTCCCAATCTCCCGTTCTTTAATCATAGCATCGGCTAATTCATAGGCACGTTTAGCGGCAATCTCGTCCCACTTCTTCTCGGTCAAATCAAACTTCCAATCAGCCGCAATAATGCCAGCCATAATTGATTTAGCGAATTCGTCTCTAAGCTCCATACCACTCCTTTGGTAGTTTTAATACGTCTTTATCAAGTACGTTGCGGGCGTCTAATGGGTGTGGCAAATCTTCTACAAAACCGAGCGCCTCGCTTCTATCCTTACGCAACAAGGTTAATTCAAATACCCGTGGCAAATGAATGTTGCCAGCCACTACGCTTCCACAATTATTGTTTGGGTGGTTATGCACCACATGAAAGTCCTCGGTTAGTTTGGCAAAGAATGTAGCTACAGTGTTCCAAGCAATTGGATTAAACCACGCATCGGTGTCGTGAATTTCTACGCAAATAATACGAAACCTGTTTAGTGTGTTGCGGTCAGTGGCTATGATAGTTGCATATTCTCCGCCTTCGATATCCATTTGCAAAATATATTCGCCCATAATAGCCAGTTGATCACCCATCCATGCGGTTAAGGTTATATTGTCTTCATCGTTGTATCCATCTAAATACTTCTTGGTAAACGATAGCGGGGTAAATCCCTTTGGTGCGCCGTCAACTGATGCATCGGCAAGGTGTGATCCAATGCCACGTTTACATAAAGCTACTTCAAAGCTAGCCGTATCAGCAACTCCGGGCGAGAAGCAAGCCGCTATACCCTCTAGGTCATTAGGTATTAAGTACCCACCGTCGTTAGCCCCACCTATTCGTATAAGATCAAACTTAGTCTTTACAGGGCGTAGTGCTTTAATTAGTTCTTTTAGTTCGTTCATTTTTGTTTTACCGATGCGTAATCGTTTAAGGGGCTATAACCTAACTTGTAACAGGTGCAATGCTCTGACATGACTTCTTCAATTCTTAGGTCTGGCTTTACAAACTGCCCAATGTTTTGGCTTAAATTGTTTGCGTCAATGATTTGTTTTAACGCCTCTATTTCAGCTTGTTGCTGGCGTAGCATAGTGGCTGCTTGTTCCATATATTTGTCGCAGTCGTATTCCATAGTAAGACTGCCCAACAATTTGTCAGCTAGTTCATTTGCGTTCATATTCGCCTCACGTTATCGCACGACTTACATATACTGCACTTGTTAAATTCAGGCTTCTCGTTCATAGCAATCAGATCAAGTAGTGGTTTACTTTGAAATATCTCATCATAGGTTTGCTCTAATAGGTTTCCTATAACGTGTTTAAGGTTGTAGTCCATACAGCACAGCACCACATCGCCGTTGGGTAGTAAGACGTTGCGGTCATAGAACGGTGTAGATGCGCAAGTTAAAGCAAAGTCGTGGCGGGGCGTAAGGCTTAATGCCTGTTCGCCTACTTGCTCTACGTTAAGACTGTCTGCCCGTGTATGGCCTTTCCAGCCCGGAAGATCGCCAATCATTTCCTGAAGATCAGCATGAACCTTGCCTGAACCGTCCATAGTCATGGCATTGAATCCACAAGGCAGCTCAAGCTCTGTCATTATCTTCAAAGACTCCACCCATTCCTCTGAATACTTCCAGCCTTTCATGTTGCCATTGGAGTCAGGCAAATGAAACATAATTACTTCTACTTGCTTAGGGTGGTCTTCTAGTACCTTCTTAACTTTACGGGCATCTTCATTGGTCATGCCGTACAGGGTCGTATAAATTGCTATGTTAAAACCCATGTATAGAACACTCTCTAGCATAGTCGTGCAATCGGGGTTAGCCCAAGGCTCGGACATACCTGAAAAATCTATGCGAGTATTACTTGGCAATTTACATAGCACCGTTACCAAATCCATTGGCTTCATGTACTTGGCCTTATCGCCGTAGTTATCCCGTAGATTTTCTTGCGGGCAAAATGAACACATCAGCGGGCAGCCAACCATAGTAGTTAGCTCCATTACAGGCGAGTGTGGGTGATGTATGCCGTACTTAGATTTCATTAGCAACGCCCGTCTATATCTAAATCTTTTACTAATTCTCTTATTCGTTTGGGCTGGCGCTTTGCAAGTGACTCTGACATACCCAATGCTTTACTTAGCACGGACACAAAACCCTCGCCTATTAGCCAATCCTTAGCTTCTTTATCTAAATCAAGTTCACAAATAGCTGAACCGTCTTTTCTTTCTTTACGTAGTTTTGTTTTTATTTTCATATAATGCTCCTTACAAATTGGATTGCCCCATCAAGGCTTGGTTCTTTAAGTAATAGTGGTTGCTCATACATTTCTTTATACAAATAAAACTCTTTATCAAACCAACCTATATCGTGTAAAAATATTTCTATTCTTTTAAAGTCTTGATAATTAATAAATGCTTTGGTATTGAAATCTTCTTTAACTGACATGTCACCGCTGTATAACGGCACGGTTAGCCCAGCATATGCGTCAATCAACTTCTCTGTGATGTACCCGTCATAGATTGAATTCTCAGGACATAAACAGAACTTATACTCAGGCAATACGGCAAACTTAGATTTGCGTAGCGAGTTACCAAACATCAAGCCATACCCCTCTACCTGTTCGTATTGCGAGAGAGCGTTAAACAAATTAACTCGTAGCCCTTCTGGGTTCCCGGCGATCATGGCGCAGAACTTATGTTTAGTATTCATGTCCAACTTACGTGGCTGCATCAAGCTTTTAATATCAAGTAGCTGCTCGTATCCGTGGTTATGCATATTAGGCTTTCTTGGCTTCTGAACAAACCCATCCCATGCAAGGCGCGACCACCATAAAGGTAACCTAAAGTTACGCCCACCATACGGGTCATGATCAAATGAAAGAGAGTAGTTGTACCCCAAATAATTAGGGCGCACGTTCTCGCCAATATACATAATCGTTTTCTTAGGATCTGTTTGCGTATGCCCAAAGACTGAACTAATAACTATATCTGCGTCATGAGGGCTAAGTACGTAATCAATACCATCAAAAGCAGTGCGAAAGAAGAACTCAAAGAAATCCCCATCAAACGCACCGTCCCAAAAGTTAACAACGCATACTTTTTTCATTTTAATCCTGTGTTAACCTACGAAGCTCATCAGAACGCGAGTAATGTCTTAATTTTTTTAATGCCTTGGCTTCAATACCTCTAATTGCTTGTCCTGTCAAACCAAAAATTTTTCCAATTGTTTCTAAAGTTTCACCTTCATTTTCAACACTGCCAATACCAAACCGTAATTTAATAATTTTTGCTTCATTTGGTGTTAGTGTATTTAAAACGTTTTCAATAACTTGTTTGTTTTGTTGTTGTTCAAGTACGTCATCTGGGAATGCAAACTCCAATAGGTCGATAGGGTTCATGCCTAATGCTGGCAATAATTCTATTTTTGACATTTCGCATTGTGCGGTACTGTGTCTTAAACGCATACTTAATTGTTCGTTTGTCCACAAGTCTGTTGGGCATGCGCCCAAAACCTCCATGATAGTTTGTGCTAATTGCGTAAAACCTCCGTTATAGTTTATGGGGCAAGTTCTTAATCCAACTAACGCGGTAACTTCTGTTGCTGTTAAACCCGCAGCTCTAGCAAATTCTGCTTGTGATTTATAACCAGCGTTCTCAATCGCAGATAATAAAAGATTGTTACGAACAGTAATCTTTACTCTATATTCTTTCATTTAAGCCCCGCTACTTTTACAGATAAAAGCGTTTTGCCGTGAGCCGGATCAATCTTATAGGATATTAATTTTAATGTATCAGAAGACATGCAACGTTTATTTTCAATGCTATATAACGACCCTGTAATCACGTCCATTAGATACACTACTTTCTTTTTGACAACTTTTTTATATATGTATTTAATTATTTCGGGCAAGTCTAAAGCTCTTTGCCGGACCCGAATTGCAGTGCGCTCGTCAACAACAGCGATAACCGGTGTCATTACTCGTGTACCCATATTTGTTTCGCCTAAATAAAGCTCCCTAGTTTTTAACCAGCTAACCCTCTTCGCTTTAGGTAATGTGTACGACATACACTCCGTCGCCATAGCAAACCCATTTGCTGCGTCAACCGCAACTTGTGTCACTTTCATTTGTGGCCTTTTATATATTTGTCTAAACGTGTTATGCGTATCTCTAAATATTCTACTTGCGCCGCGTAATACTCCATGTGCGTCTGTGAACGCAACAACTCTCTACGTGCTTCTTCTAGTTCGCTAACCGCCAACTCATGGCTAGGTGCTGGCCCAAAAACTGACATATATAATCTATTAAGATATTTCATTATCTCCCCCAAAACATTATTAAAAGAATACAAATAGTAAAACTAGTAAAAATAATGCCCGCCCAAATCATCCATTGTTCCATCATTAATCCTTTCCAAAAAAGTCCTCTAGCTGGTAGCCCTTTGCTTCCAGTATCTCCCTAAATTTCCGCAATGCTGACTGCTCAATTTCTGCTACTTTTCCTCGAGAGATTCCAAACTCATCTGCAATTTTCTGTCGAGATACTTCAAATCGCTCTTCAACATAGTTCTTTCTACCTACCATACCCCACCCGATTTCCACTGTTATCAAAATAATTAGCCACTCCGTTCTGATTAGGAACTACGTACCCCTCTCGCTGGCCTTGATTACTGTAAATATTATTGGGTGAATAAATATTAAACTCAGAATTGTTATAGTTGTACGGCGAATTGTTGTAGTTATAAGATGAGTTCTTGTAGTTGTACTCAGAATTGTTGTAGTTGTACGGGCTTTCACCCCACGTAGTTACCTGCGCATACACCAAAGTCGTTGTAGTTAATACACAAATGCCCACCAACAACACCAAAATTACCGCCCAAAACAATCGCTCGAAAAATACGTTCATGCTTTTCTCACTCTCTTTTTAATCGTGGTTATGCCACCTTCTTCGGGTTCTTTTTTGCGGGCTTCTAACATCTCATCAGCGTACTTGTACGCCAAAACTGCCGGGGACTCATCCACCGAGTAGTCACAAGACAAAATCCCATTCAAAGCAAACATAGCAAAGCAGTCCCGAAGATCGTTCTCGTTCATTCTTTTTCCAAGAGTTCTATTTCACGCACGAGGTACCATTTGGCCTTGCGTAGATCTTCCAAACGCTTACCCTTCTTATCTGCGCGACTCACGTATTTAACAACGTTGCCAAGGTTATACCCGAGTTTTTTAGCCTCGATGTAGTCAATGGTTTCGATGCCACCGGCTGTGTAGTGCGCTGGGCTGTTAACAGGATCAGAAGTGATAGTTTGTTTTGCTTTCTTAGGCTTAGTCGCTTTAATTTCCTGCACAACTGTGCCTACTTCTCCTGCCCCACCGACTGCATTTATAGTCCTGCTTCCGTCTGTTTCTTCTAGTACATTCGTCCAGCTCATTTCACTTCTCCTTTTTTAGTTTCTCTAAATTTACTAACGCTCGGTCTATTGCTCTTAACAACACATCTAAATCTTCTAAGTTATCCTCATTGATTACTGCGGATCCTCCACCGGCCTTTGTAATATCGTTTAAATTCTTTTGTTGCAAGGCAGTTACCTTGCCCTTTCCCGCTTTGCATTCGATACCCACAAAAAAGCCTCGATAACAAGCCAATATATCGGGAACCCCAGAGCGACCAAAGCCACCACTAATGGGAGTACAGTAGTACGCATTGTTTTCCTTTAATTTCGCTTGTACCGATTTCTTTACCTTGGCCTCGGGAGTCATTGAATCGTGGCTCCGGCCTTATCTAACATAGCTTGTACCGACTGGATCTGCGCCCATGTTTTTAAGAACATAGTCCATCTGTCGTTGCTATCTTCGAGGTGGTGGTAAGCCAAATACTCTTGATATGCTTCTTGGCATTCCGCACCTTCCCCTAGATCCAGCTTGTACTGGTAGGGCGTTACTGTTTGTCGCATATACTTCTCCTTATATGTACCGCTTTTGTTTTAACATTATCGCATTACTTAGTAAAGCGTACAAGCTTTTTTTAAAATAAATCAATTCCAATTCCGATGTATGGTGCGCCATTAATAATCCGGTATGCCGTTGCGCGATACTGCATCGTGTCCCAGTTCCACCAAATATTAATCGCCCAATCTTTATTGAACTCAAACCAATTCTCATCATCGGTCATATAGGGTAAACCCTCGTGCGCAAACCGCGCCATGTGTTCTTTAAGATTCTCCTGAACCTTGATTGTTTTAATCTCCGTCATCTTCGCCCTCCTTAGGTAGTTTATAGCCAGTCTCGGCCTCCATGTCGATCACGTCCTTGTCCCATGCCTTCTGCTGGTTACGTGAATACACCCCATACACTCCGTTGTTCTCGCCCATTAGCGCACCAATGAACCCATCGAACCCTACGACCCATTTATCCATTTTGATTCTCCTCGTACGTTAAATAATCTTTATACCGCGTAAGCTTTTTTCCGAATATGTAATGCAACGGATTTTTTGCCTTGATAATCTTTTGTTTTTCTCTAGCCGTCTTCGCTTTTCCCAACAAACTAAATACGCTAAGTCCCTTGTCCACTGTGAGTAGTGGCTTCTCGTCCCGAGTAACTTTCCTTATAAATGGGTAAGAAAGGTTCCAAACGTTTGCACGTTTTCCTTGCCTTATTTTTACAACTGGTTCTGCGGTTTTCATGCTTTCTCCATCCTTATGTTTTCAATGATCGCCAATAGCTCAACCATCGGGGTTTTGTCCAATACTTCTAAGATTAAATAACTCACCGGAGCATCCACAAAGTGCATGAATAATATCTCGGCTTCCTCTACTCCCAGTACTAGCTCCAACTCTTCATAGGTCATTCCGTATCCCCCCCAAAGTTAGTAAATGCGCCTATAAAATCCTCGGGTTGTAATACTGGTTTGCCCAAGGCCAATTTAATTAGTTCTAAAACCTTCTCAACTTCTCCCACATCGTCTGCCATGATAGTTGTTGCCGTATGGCCTATTGGTCTGCCATCCTCGTAGAACACCTCGCGTACCTCCACCCAGCGATCGCCCCATTTGTCGTCTTCCATGCGCACTAGCCGGTAATTCCAAGAAGTTACTGGGTGGTTTTCCGCTTCGATCCGGTCATCGGTTGTAAATGTTGTCATAGTTCCCCCTAATATAATTGTTCAAAAACCATCTCATGCACTAAGTCCCCGTCCTCGCTCAACTCCTCGAGTACATCGTCCGGCAGTGGTGTGCCATCTAAGTATTTGCCCTCGCTAAAATACGCATCGCAAAAGTCGGGGTAATCTTTCATATCAATACCATCTACTACTAAGCTTTTTAAGTCCACCATTGTTATATCGGTTTTAGTTTTCATGCTTTCTTCTCGTCTTTCCAAAATTCTTTGTCCGCATCATGGCTTATGCCCTCGTACGCATCTAGGTAATCCCATACCCCAGTCTTTATATCCGCAATCTCAAACTCATCCATATGGTTAAGCACTTCTACGCAATCGTCTAAAGTCATGGTTAAATTTAATTGCTTGGTGTATTCCTTGATTGTTTTTATTAACTCCTCGTTCATACTTCCTCCAATTGGTCACACTCACACACAAAACACACATAGTCATTAGCCGGATCACAAGTCTTACATTCCGGTGTCGGTTTTAATTCCCCTCCCCGGGCATAGAATGCATCGATCTTTTCCTCTCTGTACTGCAACCACTCACCCGTACTCATCTCCTCAATCGTCTTCATACTTCCTCCTTGGCCTTGTTCTTGGCCTCTTCGTGTTGCCGGATAATGTTCCGAGCGAATTGCCCGAGTTCACTATTACTTAAGAGCCATTTGCCATAGGCCGAGTTCTTGCTGGTATTGAACCCAATGATCCCATCCAATGCCTCGACTACATCAAATACGCTTCCGCTCATACTGCCTCCCAATCTAAATCCGCTCCAACCATGTAAACCACCTCACCATTCGCCAACTTCACTACGATAAATGGGTGGGCATCTGCATCGACTCCGTTGTCGTACTCCGTAGCACCTTCTAGGTCTTTTGCCGTTAAGTACATAATCGGACTGTCCATCCGGTCGTACTCTGAGAACGCAAAACTAGCTGGTACGCTATAACCCTCTTCTGCCAAATCGTCACGCATTCTTACTCCGGTATATACACTCATACTTCACCCCCACAACTAACATAACCTCGCAATACATCCATCGCGCTATTCAAAATTCCTCTGTCATCCTCAATGCACAACTCACCGCTAAAGTTTTCAATGAAGTCATGCAACAAGGCTAATGCGTTGTTTAAATCTCTATAGTCTTCTTTTGTCATACTTCCTCCTAAGAAAATTGTATTTGTTGATCTACTTCTGCCAGTGCTTTTACTCCGGCCTCTACGACCTGCTTATCTTCCAGCCATTGTTCATAGTTGTATCCGTCCCCTTCATGCTCGCTGATATACCACTCGGCAAAGTTTTTTAAGTCGGATATTGCCATGAATTGCTTTATTGTCATCTCGATTTTCATACTGCCTCCTCAACCTTGTTTTTATACTTTTTGATAAACCGCTTTAGTGCTTTAACCTCGGCCTTGGCCTCAAGCGCATCGCCATCCTCGCCTGTCAACCACATGTTGCGGATATGCCCATCTTCATAAAAAGTACCTAGTACGTACTCGGCCTCATCGTAGATATACCAGTCTTCTGCATCCTCTATGTTGATGTTGTCGTCTCCGCATATGTTCTCGAGTGAATACAAAAGCTCCCCGATACTAATCGCATCCTTTACGATAGGTCTCGTTGTATCTATTGGTTTGATATTCATAATTTCCCTTTTTTGTGTTTCGTTGTGTTACCTTGACTTTACTACTTTGGTTTACATTGTCAAGTGCTTTATTAAAAAAATTAGTAGGGGTTTCCCCCCACCTTGTAAAACTATTTATTCAACTTCTAAAACCATTGTACCACGTTGTAACACAAATGTCAAGAAGTTTTTTATTATCGTTTTCCCTTAAGGGTTTACCCTCATTCCCATTCGTCCGGCATTTTAACTTCGGAGCTTTTAATTTGTGGCAGTGGTGTTAAATAGCCATCGTCTCTGAGTCCCTTCGTAACGTACTTGCGTACTAATTGCGATATATTGGTGTCTTCTGAGGTGGCGATTGTGCCTAAAAGCTTGTGTGCCGTTGTGCTAATACGTAGTGAAATGTGTTCCGTCTTGTGATCCATTGTGTGTCCTTGTAATTTTAAATGTTACAGAATGTTACGTTGTGTTACTGAGTCATTGTACCACGTTGTGTTTAGAAGTATACAAAATATTACGATGTACCACGCAGTGTTCTAGAAATAGGGGTTTTTGAAAAAGCTGGAACTTTAGGTAGAACTTTATTGTAGGCCACGCTGGGTAAGGGTTTGATGTGGGAAAGTGCCTAGATATCTTTGGAACAATACAAAATCGGGCTGGGAGGCATATAGAATAAGGTGTGTTACATGGCATTATTGATAAAGTTCTAAAGTTCTGGGTTTTTCGAGGTACTCTGGGAAAACACCTATAAATATATAAAATGTAATACAAAGTAACATAAATAAAGATAAAAAAATACCTCCTTATAATAATAATAATAAGAACTTTAGAACTATATATATATATAGGCTTGCAAACCCTTATATCCATTGGCTTTTGCAAAGTTCTGAGTGCCTAGAACTTTATGGAACTTTACGGAACAATAGGCCACGCTTAAATCCTCCCCGAACGCGTTAGAAAACTATCATCACTGGGAACAATTCTCCGGATCCTCGCCCGATGCATCCTCCCCGAAGGCAATAGAAAACTATCATCAATCCCCGAATTTATCGGGGAATAAAAAAACCCCTCCGAAGAGGGGCTAAAGGGAAAAAACTATTTAGTGGCGGGCATAGGATACATTCTTAACTTTAGAATCCCAGCAGGCCCTACAATCCATGCACTTGCCATTTTGAGATGGGGCCTTGCAAGCAAACCCAATAGGCTTTTTATTCTCATGGACTGTCGAAGTATTTTTATAATCGCTTGCTTTTTCGTCAATCATTGTCGCTGATACCCGAACGATTAGATTTTTAGGAAAATCCCCGAAGGCCTTAGAGAATTGATTAATGTATTTCTTTTCGCGGGTAGGAAGCCAAAATTGAGTACTCGGGCATTGGTCCGCGATTGATACAATATTTAATAAATGCTGAAAGCTCTGCAGGTCTCCGCTATCATGCCAGCGAAAATAGGCCATTTTCTTTTTAGTAATTATAAAGACCATAGCTTGAACCCATTCCGGCTTGTAGATAGACTCTACGCGTTTTGCATGCGCTTGGACAATATTCTTATTCCAGTCCGCATAAAACCCTTTAAGCGCGTAACAATCCGAACAAGTGCTTCCCTCAATATCAACCAGCTTAGAGCCAGTGTCGCATAACTTCGCGCTAATCCCATATGAGTGACAGGGCATTTTAGAAGGGTTAGATAACCCTCCGACAAAATTTAAAGCTTCTGCAATTGTAGTGAGTTTCACGTTTATGCTCCCAATGTTTTCAATTCTGATTTCACACGCCTAGCAACATCCCCGCGCCACGTCCCAGCATTAGCTAAAAAATACATAACTACTGAACGGCCTGAGTCCTCGTAATAATTATCGTTAATAGAATGTAGATCTCGCATGGCCTCAATATATGGAACGGCTCCGAAATAAGGTTTTTTCCAGTCACTACTAATTTCGATGGATATTTCTTTTAAAGTTCTCATTTAATTTCCCTTTTAAATATCTCCGCGTAATTGCATCGATGTGTTTATTGTACTACATTGTCACACAAATACATTAGGATAAACCCTAATAACTTAAAAATAATTTACGCGGAAATCGCTCCGCATACTAGGCCCCTCCGCTCGCGTCCTCCCCGAACGCGTTAAAAAACTATCATCAAGGGCTAAAACAATTCACGCGCCCTAAAAAAATCATGACCCGCGCTGATCCTCCCCGCTCGCACCTCTCCGGATGCGTTAAGAAACTATCATCAAAAAAAAAAATAAATAAAAAATAAAAAACCCCGCTTTCGCGGGGCTAAGGGAAAAGCTTTAATTATTTTAGAGCGCCCATTATGTCAGCCCATTCTTGACCACGCATGTGTACTACATATTCATACGATCCCTTCGTTCCAGCTTGAACATCGTCCCGACTCGGAATAGTATTGCCGTAATAATCCGAAGCTTGCGCATGCCCTAATAAACAATATCCTTCGCGGATAGCATCCATCATCGTACGACCATAAGACCCTTGAAAATTCCAAGCAGTTCCAGAATTAATAGCCGACTGTATTGCTTCGTAATACTCATTAGGTGTGGAAGCTTCGTTCTCGATCACGTCTATATCATGTAAGTTCATTTTGTTTTCCTTTAAGCAAAAAATTCGGTTAAGTTAACTAAGCCTAAGACCTTCATTATTTTTTCGGCTGCTCTCCGATCGTGGCCTCCAATATTCCACTCGGTAATTTCTTTTGGATACAATCCGGCATCGCCTAAATAATTCCGGCCATTCTTATAGTTATAGATTGTGGCCACAGTGCCATCATTAAATTCTATAGTCCATTCTGCGTCTGACTTGTAATCATCAAACCCTTCGGACAATGGATCACCAAATGTTTCCACAAGCTTGTCATAACCGCAATGCATGTGGCCTTGTAAGTGAGTGCCGTTGGTGTTAATTGTTGGTGTATTGATTTTCATTTGTTTTCCTTTGCGCCCCCTTTCGGGGGCATTGGTTAGTTATTGGTTATCCCACTGTTTACCTGCTAAACGAATGACCTCGTTTTGAAAGTCATTCAACACTTTAAGCGAACCCTCTGCGCCTAGTACATAAGCAAACTGATGGGTAGGTGATATCCACCGCTCAATGTATTGCTCGCGGGTTAGTTGTATCTCACGCCCGAATGAATTAGCGAATGGCTTTGTTGTTTGTACTGTAGTTGTATTCATTTGATTTCCCTTTCAAATACCAACACTGAATTGTGTTGATGTATCTACTGTACTACATTGTAATACATTTACCTAATTGTATTTATTAATCATGTATTGATTGTTGATAGCATTTACCTTATCCCTAGTCTTATGTCTTATATAAGACCTAATGAGAACCATTCTCATTTAGTACTGTCATAGAGGCGACCCCCACCACCCCGAATCGCTCAGATGGTACCTACCCTAATCCTTTCACTCTATTTTGCATAACCGATTAGTAATTTTCTAACAAGGGGTACCCCTATCTAAATGTTAGCCAAGACTAACTTAATATTCTATGC